GATACCTCAAGCAATGGCAACCCGCGCTAGACGCATGGGCGGCAGGCGGGAAAGTGGTGAAGCTCATCGGCTACGATGCGGGAGAATCGCACCGAGTAAAAGACCATGACAGCAAACGCTTCATGGTGGCCTATCCGCTAGTCGAATGGGGATGGCGCAGGCGCGAATGTGTCGCCGTGGTGAATGCCGCTGGCTTCCGTCCAGCAAAGTCTGCCTGCTGGTTCTGTCCAGCGTCCAAGCGCGGCGAGGTGCTGAGTCTCGCCAAAACTCACCCTGAACTATTCGCTCGCGCCGTAGCGATGGAGAGCAACGCGACGACGGCAACAACAGCTATCGGACTCGGGCGCAACTGGCGCTGGTCCGACCTTGTGAAAGCCGATGAGCAGCAAATGAAGCTGTTCGATGAACTTCCCGATCCGGTGCCGTGCGGCTGCTATGACGGCAGCGCGTCCGATGATTGGGCCAACACCTAGCTCGGCAACTAGCGAGCCTCAGCGAGTCTGTTCACTCCGGTCAATCCAGTCACCACGGTCCTCCGGCGGGCTTTGACACCCATGCCACGGCGAGCGAATGACTACCATGAACACGACCAACTCCATACGAGCCGTTGCCTGCATGACCTTCGCCGATCAACTCCAAGCTGCACGGGCCGCCGCCGGACTCTCCCAGAGTCAGGCGGCTTTGCCGCTTATTTCGGCGGGCATCCTCGGCAGCGTTCGGACGCTGCAAAACTGGGAGGCTGGACGCGGTGAAACGCTGCCAGCCTACAAGCAGGCGGCAGCGCTTGCAGCGCTCCGCAGTCCAAAGCGGCCCCGAAAACAGAAGGGCCAGAACGACGATTCCATCCACCCCGAATCGAAGCCACCAAGCGTTGAAGAACCCTGTGAAGATGGGTTGGGTGAGATGGCTTGTTCTCGGTTGCGCCGAACGCTATGCAACGTCCTTCTTGCTCTAGGAAATGGTGCTGCGTGTTCGCAAGATGCGTCTATCGAGTTCATGGAGATGATCCCCGCCGAAGTGGAAGCGGCGCGCAAAAAGTGGGAACGGAACCATGACCGGGAGTTGGCGCATGCCCGCAAAGCTGCCGCCGCCCTCGCTGATGCCGCGCAACTGGTGGCGGAAATCATGCGCGACGAGGTGAACCACCAGGACGAGGCCGAGAAGTGGCTGAGGGCTTACGCTCCGCAGCATCTTTTTCCCGAGAACGCTCCAACTGTGCCGACCGAGGGAGGCGAAGAAAAGCCATGAGTAACACGATCAAACAGACCCGCCGACCTGAGAGGTGGACAACAGGGCGGAGTGATGCCTATGCGCAGGGATTGTGGCGAAGAAAACGAGCCAGAAGCCCCCAGCCAAACCCCGCACCGAGCCTGTGCCTATGAGCACAGTGGCGGTGCCGTCGTCTCTCGGTAAGGGGGAAGTGAGGCTTTACGATTTGAGAAAAAGCAGCCTGCCGGAGGTGGCTGTGCCGCCTCCCGAGGCGGAACTGGCAGCCTGGGCGTTTTGGCTGGTGCATTTCCCGTCCCGCCGTTGTGCGCCGGTGAAGGGGGATCGCGGGGAGGCACTGGCAGTAATGAAGAAGCTGGGGCGCGGGCAGGATGTGGCGGGTATTTTGCCTGTGAAACCCGCCAAAGAGTCGCGTGCGCGGGTGCGTGTGTGTGTGAAGGAGCCAGACTCGGAGACGGGGAAGACGGCAGACGGCGAGAAACCGCCCTCGAACCGGAGGGCCTACACAACGGTGCCGGAGGGCGCGGACTTTGACCAGGCGATGGCGCATGTGTTTCCGGTGGCGAGGCTGACGCAGCATTTTGAGCGCCTCCTCATGGCGGAGGAGGAGATTTACGACAAGGAGGGGAACTGCACCGGCTCCAAGCCGGCGTTCACGACGCAATTCCAGACGCTCAAGGCGCTGACCGAGTGGCATCAAGGGAGGCCACGGGAGAGGGAAAAGAAAAAGGAGGCGCGGCCGGTGATGGGCATCCAGGAGCTGCGGCAGAAGCTGCTCATCTCCCCGGAATACCGGCAGGCGATGCTGGAGATGATCCGCGACTGCGAGGCGCAGGCGGCGGCGATGGCAGGCGGCGGCCCCAAACCACCGGCGGGAGGCTGAACCCATGGCCTACTACGCACACGACAACCTGACCAGCACGGCCACCGTGAAGTCCGTGCATGCGGCGGAGATGCGGGGCATGCGGGAGGAGACGCATGAGGATCTGGACCAGCTCGTGGTGCGCTCCCGACCGGGGGCGTGGTTTGAGACGGAGGGGCACATCATCGACAAAGAGGGCGTCGAGCATGGCCCCAAGAGTTTTGAGGGGAAAAATTTGGAGGCGAACTGGCTTCAGAAGCGGATATTTCAGATCGCGCAATGGTGCCTGGAAAACAAACAGCCATGCAGGCTGCTCGTTTACAAGCCTCGGCAGAAGGGATGCTCGACGGGGACTCTTGCGCTGGCCTACTGGTGGAGCCGGCGGCAACGGTCGAACTGCCTGCTGATGGGCGGCAAATACAAGCAGGTTGCTAATTTGTGGGGGATTTTCGATCATTACCACGCTCGTGACACCTTTGACTGGGGGCATGGCGGAACGGTGAATGCTGAGTCGGCTGAATTCGGTAATGGCTCAGCCTGGCAATGGGAGACGGCCCAGGACCCGAACGCGGGACGGTCCGGCACGTTCCAGGTGGCCTTATTGACGGAAGTGGCACGCTGGGCAGAACAAGGGGTTGCGAATGCACCCAAGGTGCTCAACGGCGTGCAGAACTGTGTGCCGAAAGCACCCGGAACGCTGGTGATCATGGAGACGACCGTCAAAGGCGGCTTTGGTGAATTTTACAACAAATGGGTAGGCGACAAAGACAAGAATGTGCCCGGTGCGGTGAGCTTTGAGGACTTCAAGCGGGGCAAGCGCGGGAACGGATGGATCAAGGTTTTCGCTCCTTGGTTTGTTTTCGCCGACTCATGGATTGCCTGTGATTCCGAGCAGGAGCGGGCTGACATCATGGCTGGGATTGGTGCTATTTCGGAGGAAGAAGCATCGGCTGAGCAGCAGATGATCAAGCGTTACAACCTCCAAGCCGAGCAAATTAAGTATTGGCGGGATATTCTGATCAACGAATGCCAGCGCGATCCCGACAACCGGGACCGGGAGTTTCCAACCACCCCCGAGGCGGGCTTCAAGAGCACGTTGCCGGGTCGATTTAACCGGATTGGGCTGCGGAAGCTGCGCGAGGCGGCGGAGCAGCAGCGGGACGCCCTGCGGCGGATCATCCTGGAGAATCCGAGCGGCGACCGGAAACACTACGTCCCACGCATCGTGCGCGAGGACAGTGAGGCGAGCTACTACGTCTGGGAGCCGCCGAAGGTGGGGTATCGCTACCTACTGGCGGCCGATCTGGCGGCCGGTGAGGAAGTCACCGAGGGCGGGGACCGGGACTGCCAGACGGTGCTGGTGATCCGTCAGGGATTCATGAGTGCGCAGCGGGGCTGCTGGATGCCGCCCAAGGTGGTGGCGACGATCAAACCGAACTGCCGCGTGGACCAGCTCGTACTGGCAGACATGGCGTGGCGACTGGCCCGCTACTATGGCGGGTGCCTGATTGTGCCGGAGGTGAACTACGACAAGGGCTTCATCCGGGCGCTGCGGGATCGCGGAGCGCACCTTTACGAGCGTGAGCGTGCAGCAACAGACAAAGAGGACCAGAAGCCGACCAAGAAGTTTGGATTCCTCACACGCGGCACCGATGGCGAAGGCATGCGTGGCTGGTGCATTGAGCGGCTGGCGGCGGCGATTCGCGAGTGGGATGTGCAAGGCAGCGGCATCGACTGCCCGGCGGAATTCATTCTGGCCGAACTGGAGAACTTTATCCGCACGGAATCCGGGCGCGAGGAGGCGGCACCAGGCAAGCATGATGACTGGGTGCTGGCGCTGTGCATCGCGCTGGCAACGATTGACGGTGCGACGCTTTTCCGGGCGGAGGTCACACGGAACGCGGAGCCGGTGTATCGTGAGAAGCAGCGGCAGCGGGAGCTGGCGGCGAAGCGTGGGCAGCGGGGCATGCGGTGATTGTCGCAACAAAACCCGGTTGACAGTTGGGGTGTCTGCTGCCTCCCATCAGCGGCATGTCTGAGGTATTAACCCATGCAGCCCCCCCGCCCCACGCCGACACGGTCCAGCCTGTCGCAGGAGCACCCACGTCCGCGCCCGTCCCTCCGACGGGTGACAACGCCACCCCCAACCCCAACGCAAATCAACCGGCAGCGACTTTGGAGACGCAGGCTGGAGCGGGAGGGGGCGTGGACTTCACGAAGATGGATGCAAATGCGTATGAGCGCTACATCGAGAGCCTGCCGGATGACGGCGAGGTGATCGAGTCCGAAGACCTGGGGTCTGCGGCTGCTCCGCCCGAGGTCAAGCCCGGCGAGGAGCATGAGGAGGGGATTCTGGCTCCAGGTAAGCTGCCCAACCGGCTCAAGGTGCCCACCGATGACGAGCTTTCCTTCCACACGGCCCGGTTTTTCAAAGAATCGCGGCAGAGTGGCGGGAAGATGACCTTTGGTGAGGCTGAGACTCTGGCAAAACAGATGCTTGGCCTTACTGACGCGGCTCCGGCTGCGTCAGGTTATGTTGCAGCGGATGTGCAGCCTGAGCCTGTGGTGTTTGAACCCACCGGGCGTCTGGCGGAGCTGACGCAGCAACTCGAAGCGGCCACGGCCAATTTTGAGCAGGCGGCTGAAGGTTTTGATGCCAAAGGCCAGGCAGCGGCGCTGCGCGAGGTGAACCGGCTGAACCGGGAGATTAGCCAGGCGATGGCGGAGTCCCAACGCGAGGAGGCCGAGGCGGTGACGCAGCAGGCCGCCGCGCAAGAGACGTTCATGCAGCAGTGGCAGGCCACGGAAGCGCAGGTGCATGGGATGTTTGCTCATGCGAATGCCGCTGATCCGGCCAGCGCACTGCACCAACGCGCCGCCGAGATCCAGGCCAGCTACCGCGACAGCCAGGACCCGGCCATGCAAGCAATCTACCACAGCCCGAACTCGGTGCTGCTGTATTTCACGCAGGCAGCCGGCGAACTCGCCATCCAACCGTCGTCCGTGGCTCCTGCCACGCCGGTTTCTCCATCTTCGACCAAGTCCACGCCTCCCCCCGTTTCACGACACGTCCCCGTAGGAGCTGCCCTCCTCGCCACCCAACAAGGTGGCAACCCGGCAGCCTTTCAGGGCAGGACGAATTACCAGCCGCAATCGCTCCACGAACTCGAACAGCTCGTGGAACGCATGGCAGCAGCGTAGCGGACCTCACTTTGAAGGGGTGCCATATCCCACAACAATCATATGGCTTACTCAGAATCCGGCCCGAACACGGGCGACTCACTTTCTGCTCAGATGGACCCGAAGGTCCTTTGGGCAGCGGGCATTGACCTCGCAGAAGCGGAAGAAGATCCGCTCATGCAAATGGAAGGTGGCGCAGACGCCATCATCACCACCAAAACCGAAACCAGCGCCGGCGCTGGCACCACCATCAAGTTCCAAGTCACCTCCGACTACGGTGACGAGGGCAAGCAGGGAGATGAAATTTTCGAGGACGAAGACGACTTCGAAGAGGAAATCTTCAACGACTTCGAGCTGACCGTGGACTGGGTGCGTCATGCGACGCGCTTCACGAAGCGTTCCGGCGAGATCATGGGCCTGCTCGGCGAGCTCAAGCGCAAGATCCCGATCAAGCTCGGGCGCTGGCTGGGCAAGTACAAGTGCCACAGCATGCTTATGACGATGCTGCACAAAACCAACGCGGCCAACCACTTCTACACGGCTTCCAGCCAGGACAGCATCAGCGCCGGCGACGGCCTGACCTACGACGAAATCGTCAAGGGTGGTGCGATTCTGAAACCCCTCGGCGGCCAGCCGGCGGTGATCGGTCGTGAAGGTAAAAATTCCATCTGGGGTGCTGTCGTTCTCGCAACGGACAACGCCACCTATGGCCTCAAGCTCGATCCAATCTATCGCCAGAACCTCCAGACGGGTTTTGTGCAAGGCCGGGACAACCTGCTGTGGAAGGGCGGCGTCGCCAATGTGGACGGTCACCTCATCAAGGAATACGTGCCGCTGCGTGGCGACATCGAAGGCGCGGTGGGTTCTCCCCTAAATCCGCAGGCGCTGCTCGGAGTCGCCGTCGCTGGTGGCACCACCGCCCTGCAAATCAAAGGGGGCGGCAACGCCACCTCGGCAGCCAAGACCAAGAAGAAGTATTTCAAATACTTCCCCAAATTTGCCTTCCGCTGGCGTCCAGGTCAGGGCACCCGCACGGCAGACACCCTGTCTGCCACGTCCGAAATCTGCTGGGACCTCACGGCCCTGGGTGAGGACGCGGCAACGGCGAACGTGTTCTACGTCCGCATCACCAATCCGCCCAACGCGGCCACGGACCCTGGCAAGTGGTGCATCTACGAAATCACGACCAACGATGGCAACATCATGACGACCTCCGCTCGTCTGGGTGCCACCGACTCCGGTCAGCGCTACCAGACGGTGGGCCAGGTGACGTGGGATGCCAACAAGCACACCGTGACGCACGGTGAAGGCTCGCTGGTGACGCTGTGCAACGCAGCGGGTGTCTCCCTCGGTGCCACACTCTTCCTCTACCGCCAAGCGGCGTATCGCGGCTACGGCTCGGTGCGCAACCAGCGCCAGGAAGACAGCAAGAACGGAAACTTCGTCCAGGAGCGCTACATCGAGAGCGTCTTCGGGCAGTGCCTCCGCGAGGACACTCGCGGGAACAAGCCGGCCATCGCGGTGATCAAACACGCGATCTTCTATCCGGGCATCATTGATGCCTAATCCCTCGGCAAGGTGGGGAGCCTTCGGGTTCCCCACTTTGCCCCCTTTTTTCTCTCTTCCTCCTCCCTCTTTTCCCTGCCCCTTTTTTATGAAGCAAGTCCTTGGCCTCATTCACTTTCCCCCGTCATTATCGCGCAGTGTGGCGCGTGTGCGGGACTTCCGGCGCTGCCCGGAGCATGACAACGTGCTGGCATATGAAGGCCGGGCTTTGTCCGTCGATGAATTCAACCGTGTGGCTCCGAAACTGCTCGGGGAAGGCAAAGGTCTGTATGGAGTGCAGCCCATCGCCAAGCTCGTCGAGGTCGAGGTGGCGGAGTCTGCGCCTGTCGAGGCACCGGCGGCAAAACCTTTGCGTGCCGCCAAACCTGCGCCGGTCATTGACCTGCCCAAAGTCACCCTGGAACCGTCTGGCGACGGCTTTGTGCTGGTGAACTACGAAGGCGACGAGGCCTGTTATATGGGCGCGTCGCAAGCCTGGGAGTCTGATGTCTCTCTGGTCATTCCTTTTGCCTCTGAGGACGAAGCCCGAGCGGCCTGTCCCGGGGTGCTCGTTGACAAAGCTCCGGCTATCGACGAGCCAGACGAATCTCTGGCTGAGGACTCGGGGGCGAGTCCGATGTTGGTTGAGGAAAGCGCCCCGGCTCCACAAGAGCCGGTGGCGCAACCCTCCCCGCCTGCCGTCGATCCGGCGAACATCCGCAACACAGTGATGAAGGCCCAGGCCGCTAAACGTGCGGCCAAAGCGGCGCGGAATGCCCCGGCTCCCAAAAAAGTCACGCCGCCCCCTGCGGCCAAGTAACCCTGCCATGCTCCTGCTGCTCCTCATGACCATCGCCCAACTGTTCACGCAAATGTCGCAGAACCTCTCGAAGGTTCCGGCGGACATGAACGCGTTGCAGCAGGCGGCGCTGGTGCGTGCGGCGAACGCCGGTCTGGCGGAGTTTGTGGATCTGCTGCCGGACCTGCGCAAAACCGAGCCCAAGACGGAGCGGCTGGGCGCGGCGGAGTCCAAGACGATCACGGCCACTGCGGCGAGCAAGACCATTGCTTTTGACCCGGCGTGGAGTGAGCAGGCGAACTTCCTCGGCCGCACGGTCGTGGTGGGAAATGACAGCAGCCGCTACAACCGGCTGCATGCATTGAACACGCTGCTGTTTGCCCACGAGGGCACCACGGGCAGCACGACGCTGGAAGTGCGTGCGGATGCCATCCTGCTGGGCAGCCTGGAGGATGCCGTGGATGGCGAGGTGTCGCTGGTGTGGGAGACGGGGGCCAAGGAATTGCTGCATGGCCGTCCTGACCACCAGCGTCCCGAGGAGGTGCTGTCCCTGGAAGTCGGTGAGCCGGAGCGCTGGTGGATCGAGCCTCTCAACGGCATCACCGGCGGGGCCACGCCGCTCTATCTGCTGCGCCTGTGGCCGCAGCCGGACGCGGTGTATTCCCTGCTCTACACGCGGCGTCTGTGGCCTTCTGCGCTGACGACGGCCCTGCTTGCCAGCACCACCGAACTGCCCGTCCTGCCCCGTGAGGAGCAGGCGCTGGTGGCGATGTGCGAGCGCGGGATGATCGGCACGGCGCTGTGGATCGGCTCGGCTGACCAGACGATTGCGCTTCAGAATTACCAGCACGGTGTCGGCCAACTGGCGGCCCGCAGCACCAACCGAGGCCACAGCCAGCGGGCGAAAATTTACACCAAACGAGGATACTGACATGCTGACCATCTCCCACGTCCCCGCCAAGAACCGCAGTGGCAGCATCACCGCCGGTGGCACTGCGCAGGATGTTTACACCGCCGATCAGCAGCCCAGGTATGGGTTCGAGTTTTTCAACACGTCCGACACGGTGATGTATCTGGACTGGGACACCAATGCGACTGCTGGCAATGGTGTGCCAGTGCCGGCGGGCGGCAGCTATTACATGCCCGGGCCTGGTGGCGTGGTGCCCCATGGGAGGATGAGTGTGCTGTGCGCCACCACCGGAAAAACCTTCACCTGCAAAACTTTCTAACGCCATGCCTGCCGGAACAACTCCTTCTACCTTTGGCACCCTCGGCGGCGTTCCCGGCGACAACGCGGCGCTGACTACGGCGCTGGCTGCCAAAGCCGCGACGAACCGCAAGCTCGACGACTTTGGCACCCCTGATGACAACACAGATTTAAACGCAACCATCTCATCTCACGGCTTGTGCCCGAAGCTCGGCGGCGGCACAACAAATTTTCTCCGCGCCGATGGCACTTGGGCCGCGCCTGCCGGGGGAGGCAGCCTCAGTGATCCCTCGGTTGCCTACATCCGAACGGATGGGAACGACACGACAGGAGACGGCTCGCCTTCCGCTCCATTTCTCACATGGCAGAAGGCTTATGATGAGGGTTTCAAAAACTTTGACCTCGGAGTCGGAACATTCGCGGGTGGTGAGATAACCCAAGGTGAAAGCTTGTTGGTGCTGCGAGGCAAGGGCAGCGGAACAATCGTCACCGCGCTGGAGTTGAATGGCTATGGAGCCACGATTGAACTCTATCATTGCGAAGTAACGCAACTTTGGTCTGCAATCACCGACCTCCCGCCGAGCGCTCAACCGGGCGGAACAACCGTAGAGTTCACTGTTCGCGGGCATGCTCAAATCGCGGATCTGTGGGCTCAGTCTCAAGCTGGCGGAGCCGGGGAATCGGAGGCTGCGGGTGGCTCAGGAGGCAATGGTGGCATCATCAACATTGAGGGGCACATCAAAATCACCGGCACGCTCTATTCGGCGGGTGGCGCGGGCGGCTCCGACGGCGGCTTCGGCCCCGGCATGTCCGGGGCGGCGGGCACAATCAACCTGCGCAACGGCCCTGACGTTCAAACCCCCAGCGACGGCACATTGAATGTGATCGCCGCAATCGTGGCCGGTGTCTTCACGGCTTCTTGATTGGACCACCCAGCAACCGCCGCCCTAAGCCGCGCCACATTCGTCATTCTAATTTCCCTAAGCCTCAACTGACTAAGCAAACCAAAACATGATCCTCCTTGCCCAACTTCCCGAGTCTTTACTATGAGCCACGACGAATCCAGCGCCATCGAAGCGCTCCGGCAAACCATCCGCTGGTTGATTGGCGGTGTTGTAAGCCTGCTCGCGGGCGCTGCCGCTGTCGGTGGCTGGGTGGCGACTCAGGAAGGGCGCATCTCCAACCTGGCCGAGGCAGATCGTGTTTCCATGACCGACCGCTCCGAACTGCGCGGCGAGCTGCGGGCGCACTCTTCTATCATCAACTCAGTGCAGAAAGACTCCGCCGTGCAAAGCCGCGACCTGCAATACATCCGTGAGGCCGTGACCGAGATCAAAGACTCCATCAAACGCCATCCATGACGTGAGCGGTTGACACATGCATTGCCTCCCACCCTTTTTTTCAAAGCACCCAACACCACCACTATGAAACTGACCTCCCTCCTCCTCGCCACGGCTCTGCTGTGGGCCTCCCATGTGCCTGCCTCTGGGCAGAGCGTCTCCAACATCACCCAGACGCGCCAGGGCCTCGCCTACAACGCGGCCGCCAAGACGGTCACAATGGCTTACACGGCCACGCGTGAAGATCACACGATTCTGGCGAACGCAGCCAGTGCCGCTTTCACGGTGTCTCTGCCGCCGGTGAGCACGAAGGCCTATCCCTACCTTGTCATCAAGAAGAGCGATAGCACCGTCAATGCCGTTACGGTTGATGCCTACGGCAGCCAGACGATTGATGGGCAGACAACGGTGACGCTGTCGGTGCAATATGCTGGAGTCGTCCTGCAGGCGGACGGCACCGAGTGGCGGGTGATCGCCACGATGCCGGTGGTGGAACTCACGGAGAACACCACGGCCACCAATGCCATCACGGCGGCCGAGAGCGGAAAAACCTTCCTGCTCAATTCAGCCACCGAATTTGTGAGCACGCTCCCGGCTCCGGCGGCGGGGCTGCGCTACACTTTCATTGTCGCGGCGGCTCCTTCCGGGGCATCTTACACGGTGGTGACGACCAGTTCGGCTAATGTCATTAAGGGTATGCAGGTGTGCGCGGCGGATGCCGCCGGCGACACCGGCACAGCGGATGACACCATTACGTTTGCCGATGGGCAGGCGGTGGCGGGAGATATGGTCACGGTCTGGTCGGACGGCACCTCCTGGTTTGCGGTGGCGCATTCCCGTGTGGCCGCCGGCATCACTTTCACCCAAGCCAGCTAATCGTTGCCCCTCCCTCTCTATGCGCACGATCACGCCTGATCACCAGCCGGACGCCCGTCCCATCAAGGACGCGGGCTTCCTGTGGGGCAAGCCGTGGTATCGGGTGCAGACCGAGTGGGAGCTGGAATACAACGGCATTTTAATCCTGGCGCGGCAGAACTACGGCTTCGACGCTGCCAGCGTGCCCCGGCTCTGCTGGGGCCTCATGGGCTACACGCCGGACGGTCTCCACCGGGCGGCGGCGCTGGCCCATGACATCGGCTGCGAGCGAGAAGGCATGCTCATCGCAGGGGAGACCATCGGACGGCCGGAATATCCGGCGGTGTTACTGGGAGATACCCGCGTCCGCATCACCCAGACCACCTTCGCCGGGCAGATGGAGTCTGCCGAGGTCCACCAGATGTTCCGCGACCTCCTGGATGCCACGGAAGGCAGTCGCCCGCGCAAGAACAAACTTTTCCACGCCGCAGTTCGGACTTTCGGGCCGCGCTGGAACACGCTGCAATGAGCAAAAACTTCGATTGGGTGGATCTGCCAAACCCGACGAAGCGCGGGTTCGCGATTGTGGCGAAAGAATCCGACCGGGACGTGGACATCCCGGACTTCCTCGCGACGCCCACGACGTTTGCCCAATGCCCGTCCTGGATCACCCATGGCTGCGGCGTCATCAGTCCGCTGGACGCTTATTTGCTCATTCACGCCGAAAAAGCCGGGGAATTGCAGCGGCGGTTTATTTTTGCGCCGCCGCTGACCCGCGAGTCTGCACAGACGCCGTTCCGTTCCTACTACGAGACGGAGCCAAGCATGTTCTGGCCGAAGGTGCTGCTTTCGTGGCAGAGATACAAGCGCGTTGAAAATGACACCTACATCATTCGGCCCCGTTACAAAGAAGCGTATCAGGGGCCGACGCGGGTTCTCATCGAGGAGTTTTATTCACCCACTCCGTTTGAAATTCCGCTCTATGAACCCATGCAAGAGCGTGGACTTAATGAAGAGGTCGGCCTGAGTTTTTCCTATCCGATTCCTCCAGGAGATGGCACGGTTTACTGGCTGTCAGTTGGCACGTTCAACCTTGAGCCGTGCCTGCATGACGCGATCAGCATTACCGTGCCACTCGACCCGCCATTAACGATTGGCGTTAGTAATTACTCCACAGCATCGCTGACAGACACTGCGACCAATTACATCGACTGGCCGGACACCTTGGTGATTGACGACCGCCAGCGTGAAGTGCTGGGCGGATGGATGCGCCGCCGCGTGACCGCGCTCCGCCCGATGATCGTCCGCGTGACAGCGCCAACAAGCACCGATTACGGCACTCCAGGCACGGGGGCCACGATGGGCGGCACGGTGGCGATTCAGGATAACGCCGTGGTGACGAGCCGGGGCGTGGTCTATGCTCGAACAAGTCTTGATGCCAATCCCGAGGTTGGCAATTCTAACGCCTTCTCCGCAAGCACCACCGGCACCACGGGCACCTTTACACTGGCCGTCACGGGATCGTTGATCGCAGGAGTCACCTACAGCTTCAAGCCTTGGGCGCTGACCAGCCAAGGCGTGAGGGTTTATGGCCCGGTGGGAACCTTTACCACTGCTGCATCATGATGCCGGAACTTACAGCCTTATTCAATGAGCCTCGCCGCTTGTGGGCTGGGGTAGGAACCAAAATACGAGGCTACGCTGACAAGAAGACAATCACTGGCGTGCAGTCCAGCGGAGCACCAGATGCGTTCACGTTGGGGCGTTCAGACTCATCCGCGCCTATGCCGGACCAGGGCACGGGTGAAAACCCAGTGGAACTACGAGCCGGTTCTGGTTGCCGCCTGCATGGCTACGGCGGCATTCACACGCTGGAGAGATTGCCATTGCCACCTACACCAGAAGAAACAAAACCAAGAGTTGCTAGTTTTGTGGTAGAACATCAACCATCAAGAGGTGGCTCTACAGTTTGTTTAGTAGCTGTTATGGATCCAATTGAAAACGGTTATGTCACAAAACGGACGTTTTTAAATGAATTCGAAAATGGATCATATTCGATCATCCAACAGGCAAGTGGGTATATCACAAGTTATCCACCTGGGGAAGGTTATAGTTGTGAAATCGAAGAAAGTAACACTATTGATGATGATACTGAATACGGAGATTTTATCTCTGAAACTATTAGTGATGTAACTGCCTCGTGGTCTTCTGCCAGGGCTACTGCTATTTCCAACCTAAATTATGGAGAAACAATTTATAATTATGGATATTCTTATCCAGAAGAACAATGGGAACAAATAAGTTCTCAAAATTCAAATCTTTATATTACTGGGTACTGGAGCCAGTCCAGTTTTTACAATCCTGGTTGGGATGTGCTTAGTGGCAGATGGCGTATAACCAACACAGGGCAATGCCCGATTAAAATAAAATATGCTTACCCGTTATCTACTGCCACGCCCCCCTATGCTACAGATGGAACCTTAGAGGTAGGCCAAAAGTCGCAGTCTGATTGGATTGTAGCGCCTCTTCCATCTCCTGAAACTGGTACTACTTTGTATTTAACAAGAGTCCAACTTGGCCGCTGGAGGACGACAGCTTAGGCGACGGTGTCCGAGATGGCGCGTTTTAGCACGGATGCCAGCTTGGAGGCGCTGCGGTGCGTGTAACGCTCGTTCTGCCGGGCGCTGGAGTGCCCGGTGATGTCTTTGCGCACCTCGTAAGGCACGTCGGCTTCGTCGAGCAGGGTGTTGGTCGTGTGGCGGAAACTGTGGAAGGTTTTATTCGTGAATCCTCGGCCTTTGGAGGCGGGGTCTTTTTCCCGGCGCTCCCGTGCGACGCCGGCGTCGTTGAGAATGGTGCTGAATTGCTCGCTGAGGCCACCATTGCCACCGGTGGGTGTTCCGGCCAGGCTGGGAGCCAGTGGCACGCCTGGTCGCAAGGAAAGTGTGCGCAGGTGGCTTTCCAACGGCTCCACGATGGGGACGTGGACGAGTTTCCCGGTTTTGCCCTGCGTGTTGTGCCACACGCGGGGTTCTTTTTTGGTCGGTGGGGTGAAATCCTCCGGCTTGGCATCGGCGCAGTCCTTGAAGCGCTGGCCGGTGCAGATGCCGAGGAGGCACACAGTCAGCCAGTCGGTCTGCTGCGTTTTCCGCAGGTGCGCGAGGATCTTGGCGAGATCGTCGGCGTTGAACGGCTCCCGGATGTCGGCCGTGCCATACTGGCGTAGCACCAGCTCCGCCGGATTGCGTGGGCAGAATCCCTCCGCCCGGGCTCGGTCGAAGATGGCTTGGAGCGTCTTCACGGCGTTGTTGGCCGTCGCGGGCTTCCGGCCTTCGTCGATCATGTCAAAGTACCATTCCTGGAGCGTGTCGCCGTCCATGAGGTTCAGCGGCCGAGTTTTGTCGGGACCAAGCCAACGAGTTAGCAACCGGACATGGCCGGCGTAGGATTCCAGAGATCGGGCGGCGATGCGGGACTTTTGCAGCGCCAGCCACTCCTGCGAGTATTCGTCCCATTGACGGGTTTCCAGCACGGGCCGGTGTCCGGCGATTTTGAGGATGTCATTCACGACTTCGAGCACGTCTTCCCGCGTGAGTCGCACGGTGCTGCGGTCGGGTGCCACTCGAAACGCGGCCGCTTGGAATTCGTCGGCGACCTTCTGCGCCGTTTTCGCCTCGCTGCATTTGGTCGATTTCATGACCCTGCGCCAGCGGCCTTGGCTGGCATCGTAAACCCAGAATTGAGCCTGCCAGAACTGGCTGTTGGGGTGGTGGCGAATTGAGGCGGTGTAGCTCATCGGGCGGGGGCGGGTTGGACGATGTTCAACGCAAACTTCAACGGTGGTTCCGCTGTTTCTTCAACAGAAAGCAAACAAGCGAATCGCGCAACTCAAAAAGCAAAACGGGCACTTTCCCTGCGTAGAGAGTGTTTTTTGGAGGTGTTGGAGATGGTCTTTAAAGGGGTTCTATCGTGTCGGCGGTTCGATCCCGTCCCGGGCCACCTCAAGGCTGGAAGCCTTGATTTTCCTTGGATGCAGCGCTTTTGCTGCTTTTTTTGTGGGGGGTATTCAACGCAAAGTTCAACAGTTTAAGCTCATGTTGCGCGTTTCGCTCAAATGGCTAATTTGCTCCCGTGCCAATTGCTGACCCAGATGCCCGACGAGATTACATGCGCGAGTACCATGCTGAGTATCGGCTGGGCCTGCGGCGGACGGAAGCGCCGGCGGTGGTCGATGCGCGGATGGATGAGCGGCGGGCGGAGCGGGAGGCTTACTTGCGGGCCTGGGCGGCGGAGAATCGAGAGCGGCGAGCGGCGGCGCGTCGGGAACAGCGCCGGGCGGCACGGCAGGCGGCGGTGGCTGGGGCGCTAGGTAAGGTGAACTTTTCATGACTATGAGCACACAAATCACGACACTGGAGGTGGAGATTGAGGGCATCACGAAGGCAGAGCGGGAGATGCTGGCCGACATTTTGAACGACGCCAGGCTGTCGGCTGAGCGGTTGGCGAAGGCGGCGGCGAAGTGGGTTTCGCTGTCGGCGGAGACTCGCGAGAAGATCGCAGCGCAGAGCAATCCCTCGCTGCGGGAGTTTTGGGGCCGGTTGACGAAAGTGGGCGAGGGCCTGCTGCATCCGCAGCTCGTGATGGTCGGAGGCCGGGCGGCGATGTGCCTGGGGAAGCTGCCGCTGGAGGATCAGGAGCGGTATCTGCGGGAACGGCTGCCGGTGGTGGTGCGCCGGGGCCGGGGCTTCGATGTGCGGCTCGTGGACGTGGCAGAGATGACCGAGGACCAGCGGCGGCAGGTGTTCAAGGTGGCAGACTCGGGCGCGGTGGCGGTGCGCGATGAAGAAGCGCAGAAGTCTTATTTCTCGAACCGAGCGGCGCAGATGCTGGTGGAGCAGGAGCGCCAGGACGGCATGAAGAAAGTGGAACGCGTGGGCTGGCGCGTGGAAGGCGGGAAAGTGTGGGTCAAGGAGGACAAGGTGGAGAGCGGGATCACACGCCGGGATCTGCTGACGATGCTGCGGGATCTAGGTGAGTAGTTTCCTGGGCGTCGAGGTAGGCTTGGATGAAGACGGCAGCGTCTTGCGGGACGATGGCGTTGCCTGCGCCTCGAAGGAGCGCAGGGCGGATACTCCGGCGTCGTGCCAGCTTGTAGGGAAGCCCATCAGCCAGAGGGAAAATCGCGGGTTCAGTTGGAATGCGGCGGTGTTTGCCGTCTCGGCAGAGGATGAGGCGGGAGTCAGCCCAGAAAATTGCTGGCTCAAGGGTATCCCCGTGTCCTGCGGCCTGGGTGGCAATGATCCCCTTTCGCCGTCCGTGGCTGTTGGGCTCACCTATCCGGTGATTGTTTTCACCATCACTTGGAGGCTGGTGATTGCCGTTCTGTTCGCATTCGATCCATCCCGATGTCCCATTCGAGTTTTCATCGCTAGATGTGCTTCGGGGGATTTGTTGTCGTCGTTCGCTACCGGTGTCGGCCAGCCCGCCAGTTTCGCCGCCAGCACCAGGCAGGAGCAGCCGTGTTTCGTCCCGTGTTTTTCCTTCTGCGTCTCGGAGCGTCCCGTCACATCGTGCGCCTGTGGCGTCGGCCAGCCCGCTAGATGGGCGTCCCTGCTCAAGTTGCCGCCCTGTGTCGATTTCAGGTCGCAGCCCGGACGCCTCCCGTCGTGGGCGTTGGGAGTCGGCCAGCCAGTAGAGCCGCTGTCTGATATGGGGAGCGCCGACGCTGTGTGCGCCCAATACGACCGCCCCGCAGGCGTAGCCTTCGGACTCCAGGTCTGCCGATACTCCATCGAGCCAGCCTTTGCCAATCGCGTTTGCAACTTGCTCGCCAAAGACTGTGAAAGCCCATGGCTGGCCGAGGTTCCTACAATCGCGGATGAGGTGGAAGAAGACGGGCCAGAGGTGGCGCTCGTCGTCTTCTCCGAGGCCTTTGCCGGCGGCGCTGAATGGCTGGCAGGGGCAGGAGCCGGTGCCCACAGGTCGAGTTGCTGGCCAGCCTGCGAGTTGCAGAGCGAGGCTCCAGCCGCCGATGCCGGCGAAGAAGTGGCACTGGGTGTAGTGTTGCAAGTCTCCGGGTGAGACGGCGATGATGGAGCGTTCGTCAACCTCTCCAGCAGGGATAAGGTTTTGCGCGATGAGTTCGCGGAGCCACGCGGCGGCTTTGGGGTCGTGCTCATTGTAGTAGTTCATGACTTAGCGGATCATGGGGGGCGGGTGTATGGACAGGATTGACGGTATTGACCGGAGTGACGGGTTAGAGTGGGAGCTTGGGGGGCGGGGTTTGGCGGAACTTTTTCCAGAGGTGGGTGTGGTCGCGAAGTTTGGTGTCGGGGATCTCGATGGCTCCGCATTCGAGGGCGAGCTTGTGCTTGCGGACGGTGAGGTCGTAGTGGGGCAGGAGTTTGTTTTGATACCATCGGGGATCGAGCGCGAGAGCACCGAGGGCGAAGGTGTGGAGGTAGTCTTCCCAGCCGGGGAGGCAGTGGAGGTGGCTGGAGCCGTCTTTAAAGCATTTGCGCTCGGTGGGCCAGATTTGCAGGCGGTCGGTGTAGATGAGGCTCGTTGCTGGATGCTGGATGCTGGATGCTGGATCGGAGTCAGAAGCGTCGATGAGGAAGCGGGAGATGTAGTCGGCGATGGGTTGCCATTGGACCCAGCACTTGCTCCAGGGCTGGGCGTTGACCCAGAGAAGGTAATCGGGAGGGACTCTGTGGAGGTGCTTGCCGGCGTGGGGGCCGATGGGGATGAAGTCGTCCGGCATGAGGACGCGGCTGCTGTTGCGGCGGGCGTAGTGGGGGATGCCGGCCTTGGCGGCGCGGCGGGTGGGATCGATCTGGCGGCCGTTGAAAAGGCGGTGACGGCGTTGGTCGTCGTGGTTGAAGATGGCGGGCATGGGGGCGTGGGACGTTGAGGCTGCTTTCCTGGATTACGCGAGGAGCTGTTGCACGAGCGAGGTGATTTGGGTGACGCCGGCGAGTCCGGCGTCGGTGATTTCGTAGAGCGGTGCGTGTTCCCGATTGTCGGCATAGGCTGGGTTGACGCTTTTGGTGAGCCAACCTTTGGCGACAAAGGGTTCGAGGTGTTCGGAGCGGAGTCCGACAATGTTGATGGCAGCGAGCGATTTACGCTTGGACAGGCGCGAGAAACGGAACAAGGCTTCAATAGAGAGGTCGCAGATCATGGCTTGAGGCGGAGGAGTTGGGGGGCTTTGGGGGTGGCGCGTATGACGAGGGGGAATTGCTTGCTGACGGGGTTGCGGGGGCCTTTGAGGTCGTGCCATTCATCCACGAGGCCTGCGCGAATCCAGCGGTTGACGCGGCGGCGGACGTGGCCGGAGTTGCGTTGGTTGCGCAGGGTTTCCAGTGGCAAACCTTTATCGCCAGCGGCGACGACGCGGAGGAGGTCGATCCATTCCGTGGTGCGCGGGGTGCCGGAGGTGCTGCCGAACACCTCCTTGACGGCGTCCCAGCAGTTGAGGATTTCTTGAGCGGCGGGCATGGGCGGTGGAAAAGAATTGGAGATGAGGAGTGGAGGAGACTGGGAGATGGCAGACGGGGCAGGAATACCTCGGTTAAACAAAGGGAATGGGGTGGAGGGTGGAGAAGCCGGCGGCGTTGGGGTGGCCTCCGCCACCGGGGGCCATGGCGGCGGCGATTTCGGCGACGTTGACGGTGGAGCTGCGGCGGCTGCGCAGGGAGTAGGTGGCCTTGCCGGACTTGGGGTCGATGAACCAGGAGGCGGCAAAGGGCGCGGTGGGGTAGGCTTTGAGCAGCTCGGTGCAGGCGTCGGAGATGAGGCCAGCGTCGAGGCCGTTGACGGCGGGGATTTCGTCGCCGTGGAAGTTGAGCCAGTGAGGATTGGCGACGGCGGAGAGGATGATGGAGCGGTCGATGGCGCGGATGCGGGAGCCAGTTTGGAGGGCGGCGGACAGGGAAGGTTCCAAGTTTGAAGTTTCAGGTTTCAAGTTGGCAGAACCAGAGAGTAGTAGCGGGGTCCAGGCTTCGAAGGTGCGGGGGAGGCAGCGGAAGAGGTAGGCGTGGAGGTTGAGGGCGTCGTTGGTGCGGGGATCTTCAGCGTTGGCGGGGTCGAAGGCGTGGCCGAGGTCGCGCCATTCGATGAGTCCGATGGCGCGGGGTATGGGACTGGATTGACCTGGTTGACCGGATTGACTTTGATGGGGGAAGGCGGTCCAGACGAGTGAGGCTCCGCTGAGTTTGAGGTTGAACCAGGAGGTGAAGCGTGGGGAGGGAAGGTCTGCGATGGGGAGTCCGGTGTCTTTGCAGCGGCAGTGGCGCTCGGCAGCGGTCGAGTGGTGGTCGATGATGGTGAGGGCGGCGTTGAGGAAGAGCAGTTGCTCGATGTCTTCTTGGCTGGGTGTGTAGTCGAGGTAGGTGACGTTATCGCCAAGAGCGAAGGATGCGGGGATTTGCTGCGGCCAGCCGTAGTTGACAGCTTGGATGGTGAGGTCGGTTTCGGGGATGCCTTGGGTGAGCAGGGCGTGGCGGGCGATGCAGGCGGCAGCGAAGCCGTCGGCGCAGTTGGCGTGGTGGAGGAGGTGGTGCATAGGAAAAGAAATGAAGGGTGAATTATGAAGGATGAAGCGGGGAGTGTCAGAGGACGATGTGGCGGAGGGTTTCGAGGGTGGCGGCGCGGATTTTGGTTTTGGTTTCGGTTTTGCCGTCGTCCTTCGGGACGGTTTCGTTGCGGAGCTTGCCGGTGACGATGATGCGGTCGCCTTTGGTGAGGCGCATGGCACGGTCGCGCACGGGGCCGTAGCAGACGATGCCGATGAAGTCGGTGCGCTCCTGGATCTGCTGGTTTTTGTCTCGCCACTGGTCGGTGACGGCAAGGGAGAATTCGCAACCGTCGCCGGTTTCGGTGGTGAAGGGCCGGGGGGCGGCGGTGAGGTGGCCGCTGAGGAGGGTGTCGTTGTGGTCGCGCACGGGTGGAGAAAAGATGAAGGATGAAGGTTGAAGGATGAAGGGGTCAGTCGTTGGAGGCTTCGAGGGATTTGATGCGGTTTTCGAGGTCTTCGAGGCTGTTGCGCAGGCCTGAGAGGATGGCGGCGAGGTTGTTGGCTTTGAGGGGTGCGAGTTGGAGGTCGTGGGCTTCGACCTTGGCGTGGAGGGCGACGAGGTCGATGTCGTGGGGTGGGACGGCGGGTGTGGGTTTGGTGGGTTTGATTTTTTCGATGCCGAGGAGCTTGCGCATGCTGGCGATGTTGCCGGCGGTGATGTCGAAGCCGAGGTCGAGCTGGGCATTGGCGGCTGCCTGGGTATCAGCTTCATTGGCGACGCCAGCGGTGTTGGCGGGTTGGCTCATCCAGGTTTGGAGGGCGGCGCGTTCGGTGAAGGTGAGGGTGTTGGCGGTGCGCTTGGGTGTCGGAGATGACGGGATTGACGGTGTTGACTCGGTTGACGGGATGTTGAGGGTGAGGGAAAAGGAGGCGGGTTTGTCCCAGTGGGTGGAGAGAGCGCGGTGGAGGTATTCGTGCTGGGCTGGGCTGGTGAGGATGTCGTAGCTGTGCTGGGTGGTGACTTCTGCGATGATGACGTCGTCGCCGATTTCGGTGACGAGGATGTCGAGCAGGGCGGCGGAGATCAGGGGGCGCTCGGCGTCAATTTGAGCGGCGAGTCTGGGGAGGGCGGTGGTGAGGGGGGTGGGTTGCATAGGAGGGGAAGAGGTGAGAAGTTACAAGAGGCAGTAGGATGAATTAGGAATGACTGAGGCGGTCATTGGCACATGGGGAGGTCGGCGAAGGGGATGCCGAGTTCGGCGCAGTGGGTGCTGGCCTGGGGATGGCTGGAGGGCCGCCGGTGGTGGTGGAGTCCGCGGTTGGCGGAGAGTAGGCTGCGGGGTAGCTCCCAAAGTCCGGTTTCTGGCATGAGGGTGCCGTCGTCGTCACGGGGCGCGAGATCGGAGGGGATGCAGGGGGCGATGTCGCGCAAGAAGCAGCCGGTGGAGAGGTTGGTGCAGAGGTGGCAGGTGCCGGTTTGGTGGATGTCGTTGGGGCAGTTCATGCGGCGTGGGGTTTTGTTGCGACAGTCCCTCCTTCGCTCGGGCGAGCTACGGAGGGCGAGGGGTGGCGGTGGATACCGTTGGCGGCGAGGAGGCCGGCGAAGGCTGCGGCGTTTTCGGCGGGCGGGAGTTCAGGGGTGGGAGGTGGCGTGACGCGTGACGTGACGCGGGGCGTGACGGTGTCGCCGAGGCGCGGGGCACCGGCCTGCTTCCAGGCGGTGGTGGCGCGGTCGAGCAGGGCGGCGAGGTCGTGGCAGAGATGGGCGCGGCGGGCGGAGACTTTGACGGGGTCTTTCTGGCCGGTGTTCTGGGCGCTGTTGGCCCACTTGAAAAACCAAGCGAGGAGGTGCCAGTCCTGGTCGTCGAGGGCGGCGAGGTTGTGGCGGGCTTCGTAGAGCGCGGACTCTTCCTCGGCGCTCCAGTGAGGTGCCCTGGTCCAGCTCGGGCGGAGGGCGTTGATGCGGCGCTTGAGGGTGCCGAGGGGGTCGGGGTCGGGAGGGGGAGGGACTTCGGTGACCGGATTGACGGGGTGTTCTGAATCAGAGTCAGAGATCTTAGATTCAGAGATAGATAAAGAAGAAGATAAAGAGGGCGTTACGTTATTCTCTTCGTGACGTTGCGTGACGCGTGACGTGACGCGTGACGTGACGGGGTTGGATGCTTGATCCTGGATGCTAGATGCTGGATGCTCCTGATTTTCGGCGTCGGTAAGTTGTTCCACGGCGGCCTTAGCGGCTTTTTTCTTGTCGCGAGAGCGTTGAGCACGCCTCGCGGCGGCGGTCTTGGCGCGCTCGCCGTTTTTATCGGGCGCGTTGTGTTCCACAAAGCGCGGAAGGGTGACGGTGTGGGCCTCGGGGTCGTGGATGGCGTAGCCAACGGACTCCATGGCGGCTCCGAATCCGGGGATGTGGGCGAGGTCGTCGAGGTAGCTGAGATCCGCGTGATGGAAGACGCCGTCGGTTGTGTGGTCGTTGGCGGCGAACCAGACGCGTGACAGGCCCATCACCGTCACGTCACGCAGGGCGTTACGCGTCACGGTGTCCGTGACGCTGCCGAAGAGGTCCTTGGCTTGGCTGGTGAGGATGTAGCCGGGGGCGGATTTGGCGATGGACGCGGCCATGCGATGGACGCGTGGGTCGCTTTCGAGGTCAGCGCGTATTTTGATCCAGGAGGGCATGGGGGCGTGATGGGGAGACTAGGAGACGGGGAGGATTACTGGCGTCGGGATAGGCGTTTGGTGATATGCCAGTAAAGGCGTTTGGAGTCGGCCTCGGAGAGCTTTTTTTCGTGGGCGATGGCGTCGCGGATGCGGACGGCGGGCCAGTCCTGGGCGGCGAGGTAGTCGATGGTGGGATCGACGCTGGCGTAGCCGTGCTTGGAGCGAGCCGGGGTGGTGGGCTTGGTCCAGGTGCGGGCTTTGGCGAGGAGGGCGTCGGCGGTCATGGGCTGGATGCTGGATGCTGGATGCTGGATGGGGTGCCCCGATGCCTGGCTCTAGCTGCCGGGCTTGCATTGTGTTCGGGGCCAGACACCGGGCCGATTGAGGCGATGGGTTACTTGCCGGAGGTCACTTCGACGGGAGCGGCGGGGGTGATGAGGAGTTGGCCGGTTTGGCGGGCGAGTTCGGCGTCCTCGGGTTTGAGCACCTTCTTGGCGACGAGGAGGTTGAGGCCGAGTTCGCCGATGGCGACGGCTTTCTGGGTGTTGGCGGGGTTTTGGCAGCTTGTGAGGGCGGCGAGGATGCCGATGAGAAGGATGCGGAGCATGCTGGTGGTGTTGGTTTTCATGGGTTTGCGATGGTTTGCCATGGTTGGCGTTGTTTGCGATGGTTGGAGGATTAGGGGGCGTAGAGGAGGGGGTCGAGGGTGCTATGGATGAAGGTGTCGCGTTCGAAGCTGGCGCTGGCGAAGCTGGAGAAGTGGTAAGAGGTGCCGTCTTCGAGGTCGATTTGCCCGCAGTGGATGGGGATGACCATGGAGTCTCCGCAGAGCGGGCCGCCCACGAGGTGGGCTGTGCTGGTGGCGGCAAAAGGCGGGTGGCTGTGAAGGTCGTTCATGGGATCAGAGCCAGCCGAGGAGGTGGGCGGTGTAGGTGAGGAGGGTGAAGGAGAAGAAGGCGATGCCGGCGTAGCGGACGACGCGGGCGGTGTCTTCGGCGTCCTGGCGTGCTTCGATCCGCCAGCGGGGTTCAGGGTTGCAGCCGGGGGTGAGGCTGCCGTAGGGGAGGTCGAGGTGCCGGTTCAGGTCGATGCCTCGGAGGTGGGTGACGATGGGGCAGGTGTCGGGGGGTAGTTTCATGGTTGCAAAAGGGTGGTGAGACGGTTGCTGGCCTGGACGGCGTCGAAGGCGCGGACGATGAAGCGGCGGCCTTCGTGGGTGAGGAGGTGAAGTTTCAGGCGTGGCTGCTCGGCGATGGCCTTGGCCTTGCGCGGCTTGATGACCTTCCAGGCGCTGTGGCTCCAGCCGACGTTTTGGCGGACGTGTTCTTTGATGGGGTCGAGGTCCGGGTTTGGGGTGCCTTCGAATTTGTGGGGTTTGTGGGGGCGGTGGGTCATGCGGTGAGTTGGAGGGTGGGCTGGAGGGTGGGCTGGAGGGTTGGGAATTTCCGTCTCACCCATTCGATGCCCTTGGGCGTGAAGCGGGTCTGGGCGTAGGCGTGGTCGTTGGCCTCACCGGCTTTGACCTGGAAGTAGCCCGCCTTGAGGTGCTCGGCGTAGGGCTGGAGGTGGCCGTTCTCGCGGAAGAGGATGTGGTGGCGCTGGCAGAGGCTCGTGAACTCGTGCTGGGTGATGCCGAGGAGCTTGGCGGTTTCGCGAATCCCGAACAGGCCTTCGGCGTGGACGTAGCGGTCCACGAACTCGACCGCTGGCTGCTGGGCCGCGACGGTGAGTTTGAGGGCCATGGTTTCCTCGGTGCTGGTGACGAGGGCCTTGAGGGCTTCGAGGTAGTTCTTGGGTAGGTCGAACTGTGGGACAGCCTGCGGTGTGCTGTAGGTGCCGGTGCGGCGGAGGGTGGGGAGGACTTCGGCGGTGATCCACTTTTTGAAAGTCTTGGCCTCGGGGCGGCGGGATCGCAGGACGAGCGAGTAGAGGCCGGACTCAGTGATGACCACCATCGTCTGCTTGCCTCCAAGGGTGTCAGCAATCCCGACACCCTTTTCATCGTCGTCGAGTCCGGCGACGGCCTCACGGTTGTTGGTGAGGCCAAGAGCGTTACATACATCCACCGCCACGAATTTGATGCCATCCTCTTCGAGGACGGTGCGGACGCGCTGGGTGCCGAAGGTGAAGGTCTGGAGGGCGGGAGTGCTCATGGGTGGGAGAGGCCAGAGGGTGGGGAGGGTTAGACGGTCAGGCCGAAGTGTTTGCGGGTGATGTAGAGGTGGTCGCCGAGGCGGGAGTCGGGGGTAACTTCGCTGGCGTCGGGGCTGGAGGTCCAGAGTTCGGACTCGGGGGCGCGGGATTCGATGATGTGGATGAGGGTGAGGGCGACGCTGGCCTCGTCGCGGCTGGTGGAGCCGTGGTGGCTGCGGAGGGTGCGCAGGAGGTCTTTGGCGAAGGTGAGTTGGTTGGCGTCGAGTGGCATGGGGGCGGGTGACGAGGTTGACTTGGTTGACCGGATTGACGGGGGGATCAGGCGGCGGCGACTTGGGGGGCGAATTTGGGGCCGAGGGTGCGCTGGACGATGTCGGCGGTGATGTCGGCGGTGCGGAGGTGGACTTCGCGCTTGGGTCCATCGTTCAGGCGGCTTCGAGTTTGATTCCGGCGGGTTCGAGCTTGCGGTTGATGAGGCGGGCGATGAGGCCGGTGGGGGTGGTGCGCTGGAGGTGCGCGTTGGCCTCCAGGTCGCGGCGCAGCTCGGGCGGGAGCTGGCTGAGGTTGAGCTTGAGGAGGACTTCGCCGGTGTCAGTGTCGTGGGGGAGTGGGTCGTCGGGCATGAGGTTGACGGGTGGGGTTTTGGGGTGAAACTGGGGGTCTATGAAACGATTCACGGCTGTGCTGCTGGCGCTGTTCCTGGGCTTGGGAGTGCCAAGCTGTTCCGAGGTGGAGACGCTGGATAAAAAGGACCGTCAGCAGGTGGAGTATCTGTGCCGGATGGTGCTGCTGGAGCATCTGCTGGAGGTGAAACCGGACGCGCTGAGTGCGCGGGAGTGGAAAACGGTGCTGGCGGAGTATCGCCGTGCGGAAGCAGCGGATGCGCGTGATCTGGAGCGCCCGGTGCCGGAAGTTCCGGATCATGCGGGCGCGGTGGTGGACCGGCTTGCGCGGCGTTTGAGGCGTTAGCGTCCAGAATCCGAATCATTTTGCGTATTATGAACGTCCAATGGTGGCTGTCAAAATAAAATTTGCTACTTTCGTATTTCTGTCCGATGTTCGGACATGAACGCAATCTATGGCGACGCCCTCCGCCAGTATCGTGAAGAGCGCGACCTCAGCCTGCGCGATGTGGCGCAGATGCTGGGTGTCAGTAGTCCGAGCACGGTGAAGTCGTGGGAGGACGGGCAGGACATTCCTGGGCCGGTGCAACTCCTTCTACGTATGCTCATCCATGGCGAGCTGCCGTTCGCCAAGCCGGCGGAGGACACAAGCGCCGAGGAGGAAAAGCATTTCTGGCAGCTCAAACTCACGCTGGCCGACTGGCACAAGCTGGAGTCCCTGGCGGCGGCGGCGGGATTCGCGACGGTGCGGGATTACCTGCTGTCACTCATCCAGGAGCATTTGGCTTCGGAAGGTTTTGCTGGACAGTCCCATTATTATGGAAATAATAATCCTGTATGCCAGACTCCCTACTTAAATGTCGCGACTGTCATTTCCTCCGAAACCGACCCCAAAGCGCAATTACTCCCAACCTCGGGTGCTCCTATTGTCCCGCTACCGACAGCACACTGGTCCGGGGCCGGAAAGGCCGCCGCAAAGGCGGCCGCAAAGGCGGCCGAGATCGATGTCCAGACGCCAGTGAGCGACGAGCGGCAGGCGGTGGGGCATGAGGTGCCGAAACGCCGGAAGAAGTGAACCACCGAAGGCACGGAACACACGGAATCTTTGCTTATGGCTGTCGCAACAAAACCCGCATGAAACGTCTCCCCCCTGCCCTGCGAAATGGCCTGCTGCGGATGCGGCGGGAGAATGCGACGTTTGCGACGATCTCGAAGTCGTTCGGGGTGCCGGTGGGGACGGTGAAGAGCGTGTGTTCCAAGGAGGGCGTCAGGAAGGTCATGGAACCCCGTCCGCCGCAGGGAAAAACTGCAAAGATAGAACCTGCCGCCTCCCGGCGGAATGACGAAACCAGAATGGCGAATGATGAAGGCCGGACGGGGAGCGTGATGGAGCATCGCGGGCTGCGGCTGGAGGATATGCCTGGGCGGACGGGGTGGGAGCGGCGCAGCACGTTTGCGCTGTTCAAGCGGGGCGAGTGGCCGCCGTTGCACTGGCATATACCAGCGACGCTTGAGGGCGCGGAGTTGCGCGAGATGCTCATGGAGCGGGCGGTGATGTACAAGCCGAGGGGGAAGGCATGAATGCAGACTTGGTGACTGGGAGACTGGGAGACGGGGAGACACCGGAGCGGGCAGGAGTGCCCGCGCTCCCTTCCTTGCGCCTATGGCTGCCGGGCTATCATACGCCGTCTTTGAATGTGACGAAGGGCGGGCACTGGAAGCAGTATCATGGGCTTAAGCAGGCGGCGGCGCGGGCGCTGCTGGATGTGCTCAAGCCACGGACCGACATCGCTGCCAAGACGCTGCTGGTGGTGGATGCGATTGCGCAAGGTGGGAAGCTGGGGAAGCGCGGGGAATTGATCCGGCTGGCGGCGAAGCAGGAGGCGGAGAGGTCGAGGAAAGCGGCGCAGGTGACGGCATTGACCGGAGTGACGGTGTTGACGTTCACGCGGGCGACGTGCCAGCCGCTGGACGTGGAAAACTTCTGCGGGAGCACGAAGGCGCTGACGGACTGCCTGCGGTTGGCGTTTCCGGCCTGGCTGCCGGATGATGCGCCGGAGTTTGTGGAGATACGGCATGTGCAGGTAAAGTGCAACCGGCGGTGTGAGGAAGGCACTTGGGTGGAGCTGAGACTCGGCGCAGGAATGACGAAACCCGAATGAGGAATGAGGAATGATAACCGCTGAACAACTGGAAGAGTTTCTGACGCACTGGGTGGCGTTGCAGCAATTGCGCCCGCATGTGGCTTCACATGCGGGCGCGGTGTTTAGGCGTCGTCGGGGTGGCCGGACTGCCAGACATCGCTGGTGATCACGCGCAGGGGTGTGATGGCGACGAAGGGCTGGCGGCGGATGCCGAGTTTGGCGGCCCAGGCGGCACGGTTGTCCGTGACGTGGAGCGTTTTGGCTTTGACGCGGTCCTCGCGCTGGGCGCGGTCGATGGCGGCCTGTTGGAAGGCTTCCAGCTCGCGCACGCGGTCGCGCAGTTTTTGGAGTTCGGCTTCGTTTTTCTTGGAGGGAGCGACGATGACGACGGGCTGCCGGAGGTGTTTGGCAGTTTGTGCGACGGCGGCGAGGTTGGGTAGGCGGAGGCGTGTTTTCATGGATTTTCAGGGCACGACTGGCCGCCGGCGGAAGTGCCGGCGGTGAGGGTGCTGACTGAAAATGAGGGGCCGGTGAGGGCCGGAAAGGGGTCAGAGACGCAGCTCGCGCTCGATGAGAGCGCCGGGGGTGAGTTTGGCGCGTTTGGCTTTGCGTTTTAGAGCGGTGCGTGCCTTGGGGCTGCTGAGGGTGATTTGCAGGCAGGCGGCTTTGTCTTTTTTGGGCTTTTTGGGGCGTCCGAGTTTTTTGCCGGGGCCGGGTTGGCGGGGGCCGCCGTGCTGGGGAGCCGCGTTTGCGGTGGTTGGCGGTGGTTGGTGGTTGTTTGCAGTGGTTTCGGGGTCAGTCATGGCTGGTGGAGGGTGACGGTGGTGTGGGGGACGTTGAGGAGATCGTGGAGGGATTCGAGACGCTGTTTTTCGGCGGCAAAATCGCGGCGGGGCGCTGACATGGCGGGGCCGGTCATGCGGGGATCGTCGGAGAGTCGGTCGATGAAGTCGAGGCGATGACCGACGGCGGCGGCGAGGTCGGTGCGTTGTTCGGGGGTGAGTTCGAGGGTCATGGGGTGGGGACTTTGTTGACAGGGTTGACCGGATTGACGGGTGAGTGGCGGAAGGCGCGGAGGGCGTCGTCTTTGGTGGTGACGAGGATGCGGCGCTCGAAGCCGGGGATGCGGACGGCGTAGCGGTAGTTCATGCCGGGTTCTGGGGAGCGTTTGAGACGGCGGATGGAGGCGGTGCGGATCATGGGTGTGGGTGTTCAGTGTTGGAGGTTGCGGCCGAGGAGGATGAGTTTGGACTTGGCGGCGGCGTAGAGTTCTTGGTCGATCAGGCGGTAGATGGTTCGCAGCTCGATGATGGTGTCGGCGCGGGAGATGACGGCGGGCTTGGGGCCGGGGGCGCTGGGGAGGCGTGGGCGGGTGTCTTGTGAGGAGACGCGGCGTTGTGGAGTGAGGGTGCGGGGCATGGGGGCGGTGGGTTAGAAAAGTTCTAGGGCTGTTTTATCGGTGGTGGTCCATTGCTGGGCCATGGCGTCGGCGATGTTTTGGTAGGTCTGGCTTCTGACCTGCCAGCGGAGGTCGGTGGGGCTGAGTTTGTTCTGGCCTCCGTCGGTCTGGTTGGCCCAGCGGGGCTTGCCGTTGACCATGCGAGGCGCGATGTGCTTGGTGTGACGCAGGGGGGGCAGTCCGCGCAGCCAGAGGCAGGTGCCTTTGCTGGCGTCCTCACCAAACTGGTGAGGCTGGATGATCTGCGTGGGTTTGCAGATGACCGTGTTGGCGATGCCGACGGGGTTCTCGACGCAGACTTTGGGAATGGGAGCCTCCCAAAGCAGCCGGAAGAAGGTGAGCGCTTCCTGCTGGGCTTGGCGGCGTGCCGCGCCGACCAGTGTCGTGGGCTTCACCTTCTGGTGGTAGGGTACGTCTCCCAGTGCCCAGACGGCGGAGTTCGTCAAGTAGGTGCAGGGTGGGTGCGCGATGAGCATGTCCCAGCCGTTGCCGAGGATGTCGCGAATATCGCCTTGGTAGTGCGGGCCGGGTTTGCTGGTGGGGAGCAGGTCGCAGGACATGGCCTCGTGGCCGAGTTTGATGAAGGCATCGCGCACGGTGCCGGAGGATTCGCAGGCGATGAGGATTTTCATGGGATGAGTTGGAAGATAAGAGTCTCGGCGGTTTCGTGGAACTTCATGCCATCGAACTCGACCATGGGGAGGGTTTTGGCGTAGGCGTCGATCTCGCGCTCGACTTTGGGGTCCGTGTAAAAGTTGGCACCACCGGAACCGTGGTTGCGGACCTTGCCGCGTGGGGTGCCATCGACGATCAGGTCGGCGGTGAAGGCTGGGGTTTCCTGCGAGAGGGCGTCGAAGTGTTCGAGGTTGGTGAGGGCGAGTTTCATGGCACCCCTAGTATCGTGCAATCTTGGTTTTATTCAACAAGAAAAGCAAGATGGAGGGAAGAAAAAAGAGCGCAACTAGGGGGGGCTAGTTGCGCTCTGAGGCTGACTGGATTGACCGGGGTGACCGGATTGACGGATTTACAGGCTGGCAGCCTGTCTCACGAGGAGGGGGGCGCGTTGTTTGATGCGCTGGTATTCCTGGAGGGCGGTTTCGTAGAGGGCACGGCTTTCGGGCGGGAGGGACTGGCGGAAGCGCTGGCGGGCGGTTTCGGCGGTGATGCCTGCTTTTTTGCTGCCACCGATGAGGGCGGCGGGGTCGATGATGCTCAGGGTCTTGTTGATGTCGCCTTCGGTTTCCATGGGGACGCCGAGTTCCTTGAGCTTGCGCACGAGGTTCTTGATAGCGGTCGGGTTTGGCTCGTCCTGGGCGAGCTGGGCGACGAGGAGGCGTTTGGCTCGGCTGGTGACGGTGGTGCCGTAGTCGAAGCCGGGTTGGGCGTCGTAGCCGTTGGCGGCGCGGAAGTCGTCGGCCTGGCGGTAGAGGTTCGGGGCGGCGGATTTGACGTTCATGCCGAACACCGAGCGGATGATGGTCTGGACGGGGTCGTAGGTGGCGAGGGTCTTGTTCACCTGTCGGGTGCCGGCGCGGGAGAGCGCTCCGCCATCGCCAATGCCGACGGCGGCGGCGAGGTCTGGCACAAGCGGTGGGAGAGCGACGCCGGCGGCGTGCTGGGTGTAGGCTCCGAGGAGTTCGCGGGTGCCCATGTCGGCCTCGGTGAGGTGGCGGCCGGAGAAGGTGTCGCGATTGGTGATCCAGGACACGGCGAGGTTGCCCACGGGTCCGGCGGCGGCGGTCTGGCGCCAGAAGGTCTGCCAGGCGTTTTCCTTTTCTTCGAGCGGCACGATCTTCTGGCCGAGAAGATC